TCAGGCTCAGGGTAGTGCAACGACTTATGCTCGTCGTTATTCATACATGAGCGTTTTGGGTCTGGTTGCAGATGAAGACGATGACGGCAACGCCGCTTCTCAGTCTCAGCCCAATACAGGCACTCAGTCAAAGTCCAGCGAAAAGCCTGCCAGTGATTTCAAGTCAAAGGTTGCTAAGGCTGCTGGACAATCAACCGGTGCAAACATGGCAACCGAAAAGATGTGCAAGATGATTTGGGCTATTTGCCACAAGTCACTCAACTATGACGACCTTAAGCAGTACGAGGTAATTGAAAGCATTGTTGAGCGTCCGGTCGAAAGCCTTGAATCACTTACGTTTGATGAAGCCAAGGCAGTCATCGAACATCTACAATCTCTACAATAGGAAGGAATAAAAAAATGAATTCAACAATTACAGTTACAGGAAACCTTACCCGTGACACGGAACTTACCTTTGGTGACAGTGGTACAGCCCGCGTGCGATTTGGTCTTGCATCTACTCGCCGTGTAAAGGAAAAGGAGCACACGTCGTTCTACGATGTTGTTGCTTTTGGAAAGACCGCAGAGAACATTCACGCTTCTTTGGCTAAGGGGTCTTCAGTAATCGTTTCTGGTCGCCTTGAGGTTAAGGAATACGAGCGCAAGGACGGTAGCAAGGGAACGGCAGTAGAGGTTATTGCCGACGAGGTTGGAGCATTGCTTCGATTTGCTACGGTATCTATCTCAAAGAATGAGAAGTCCGCACCAGTAGTTCAGCCGTGGGAGGAAGAAGACTTCTAATGGCTGAAGAATACGCACTACCGTTTAGTTACATCAACATTGAAGAGTCAATGCGTCATGCCATGAACCAAATGGCTGAACTGACAAAGGACTTTGCTGGAACTGCTGATGAATACGGTTATGCAGAATCTGCTTTCAAGGTTGCCTTCGCCCGAAACCGCTTAGAGGCTAGGTTTGGGGGCAACCGAGAAGGTGTGAAAATGACCGCCGATATTGCGGAGGATATTGCAACGGTCGAAACGGAAAAAGAACGCATGGCAATGGAAGCGGCTAAAGCAAAAAACGATGCCACTCGCCAAGCGTTGCTGTCGGTCCGTTCCAGATTAGAAGCCCTGAGAAGCCTTATGGCTTCCTACCGAGAGTCAGGAAACTAAATGTCCTACGAAGATGAATTGCAAGCGTACGTTAAAGAACTTGAAACCATGGTTCGTGAACTTCAGTCTGAAAATGAAGAACTAGAATATGAGGTCAACCAACTACACCGCTTGATTGCAATCATTGACACGCAACAACAGCATGTAGATTTGTAATGGAACGTCGCAAGGCACTTGCTAGCAAGAAGGGTCTTCAAAGCAAAACTTCATTAAAAGCAAAATCTTCTTTAAAGACGAAAACGGGGCTGAAAGCGACAAAATCGCTCCAGCCCCGTTCCGCTAAAATGAAAGAAATTTATAAATCCCGCTCTGGTTTTGTTAAAGAATTTCTTGAATTACACCCAGTTTGCCAAGCACGTTGGGATGACAAGTGCTATACTAAGTCTTCTGATGTCCACGAAATTTTGCCACGCGGAGTTGGCGGTAAGATTATTGGCGGAGATTTGAGTAACTACATGTCTGTTTGTCGTTATTGTCATACTATGATTACAGACAACCCAGAAGAAGCACACCGACGGGGATTAAGGAAATGGTCGTGGGAGCAGTGAACCGCAAAGTCATGCGCAACACAAGTCACTACAGCGAAATCATATTGAACAAAGGCAAGTTTGATGCCAAGTGTTCTTGTGGCTGGAAATCAACTTTAGAAACTCGTCAACTCGCAAGAAACGTCACGTACCTGCATGTTGTTGAGCGGAGTGAATAATGGAAATTGAATACAGCGACTACGAAATTTGGGAGTTTGTCAAAGCACTTCAAGACATGCGACCCGACTTCTACTTTCTTGCCTTGTGCCGAGATAAGGACCTTCAGGAATTTTTTCCTGGTAAGGGTCAGTCTTTGCAAGTAAGAAAGTCCAGGGAAGTCTGCATGGTCTGCCCAGTTCAATTTGAGTGCTTGCAGTATGCGCTGGACAACAAAATAACACATGGTGTCTGGGGCGGTTCTTCCCCTGAACAAAGAATCAATTGGATAGAGAAGGGTTTTGATGCGGAGGAAGCGTGGTTAGAAACAAGCCTAGAATAAAGAGATTTTTGCTTCTTCTGCTCGTTGTTTTTTTAGTTTTTTAGCAAGGTTTTCGTACTCTGGTTCATACCTACAAGTAAAGTGAACCGAGTCCAATTCTGAATACAATCCTTCTGTGTGTTGTGGACATAAATCACCACAAACAAGGCAAGGTGTCCACTTGTACTTTTCACCCTTGTTTCGGCGCAAGTTAATTTGCTTTGCAACTTTTACGTTGGTCGGCTCTTTATTGCGTTTAGCCATTAAGAGTGACCCTCGTAAGAACCAAGAACTGCAAGGTCAGACCAACCGCGAGGGTCGTGCTCACCAACAAGGAACGTAAGTGTTCCTGGTGTGCTCCACTTGCCAGATGAGTCAGAATACCACTTAGAACCACCGTCTTGGCTTGGGCATTGCAAACGCCAGAAAGGGCCGTAGTCATCAACACGAACGTGGTGACGGTGCGCTGTAATCCATAGTCGTGGCATTACGCCTTGCTCGTATTGCAAACGTTGCCCTTGACCACGAAGCCATTCAAATTCCTTTGAATCGCTAGTAATCTTGTGACCGTGTGTAAACGCAATTGGAACGCCTGACAATTCCATTGTCTGAACAAACTCGTCATGGGCTATTACCCACTCAGAAGGACCGTCTGTACGTCCATCAAACACACGCTTAAGAGTGTCGGCAAGGTAGCCGCCAGCGTTGTCTGAATCAGTCGTAATTGGCTTACTTCCGCCATTGCGTGTCCACTCACCGTGATTGCAGAGGACAGAAGCAAAAACATCTGGTTTAATTGCCATTACTCCAGCAATCCATAAATCAAGAACAAGGTTAAGTTGTTCACGCTGAGTGAGTTCTACTGAAAATGTCTGGGAACTGTAGTTTCCGGAGCATCCTTCCGTGGGGTCACCTTCGTTAATAATAACAACTCGTTCAATGTTTCGACCCATTTTGCGCAATTCTTCAATGCGCTCAAGGGTTAAATCAAAACTCTCTTGAATTCGCTCAATTGTTTTCTCAACACCGCCACCAGCAGACTTTCCAATTTGCCAGTCAGACCAACAAACAACAAAAGTTGATGGTAGGTTAAATGAATTCTTTGAAGACACTGGCTTCTTTGAAGGACGCCACTTGTCAATCTTTGCTTGCAAAGCCTTAATGTCCAATGGTGTTGCTTCGGGTGCACGGCGAGCAAACTGAGCCTTGTAAGAGTAAAGCCAAACAATGTCACGGTTGCCGTCTTCGGTGCGCTTTGATTGTTGCCACTTGCTCATTCGAACGGTGTCATTGACAACGTAAAAAACTTCTGGGTCAAGGCCAAAGCCTTCGAGAACCTCTGTCCAGTCTCCGGAAAGGTCTAGGGGTTTGCGAAGAGTTCCAGTAGAAAACTCACCACCGTCCGGACCAACTTCCACAAACGGTTTTGGGTCAGATGCTTTTGATTCGGGTTCTGGTTTTTCGAATTCACTAAGGTCTACTTTTTTACTTGCCACAGCAACATTCCTTTTTGCGATGACGTAGCATAGCGGGATGCTTGGCGTCAAAGCCTCGTTTATTTATTACGCGGACTATTGAAGCAGTGTCAATAGTGCTATCTTCAAAAGCGGCAAGAACCTTTTCACGGTCTTCTTCCGACAGAAGATTTATAATTCGCCCAGCAACACAAATCCTTACGGGCTTTTCAAAAAATTCAGACAAATCTGGTTTTGGCATCACCGTTCCTTTATTCGGTTAACAGAACTATACCAAAAAACCAGGCAAAAGTCAATGGTTATCCCAAAGAAAATGGGGGTGCATCAACAATGAGTTGATTCATGCGACGAATCTTTGTCTTTGTAGAGTCGTGATTTACAGATGAACTTGGCTCGCAAGCGATGCTGTAAACCCAAACGCCAGGGGCGTAAGCGTCCGAGTCAATGGTTGCTTGGTAAAGCCCAAGACCGGTTCGAACAATTGTGCCAGTGGGGTCACCAGTGCCGTAAGTGTAAGTAAAAGTGTACGTCTTACTTGAATCGCCGTCAATCTGGAATCCAAAAAGAACAACGTCAGGGTCAATAATAGTCCCGTCTATTGCCGTAAAAGGCTCCTTGGTAGCAAGAGTAATGGCGGTTCCCTGGGTGTAGTGGTTGGTTGTAAATGAATACATTAATTATCCTTCAGGTAAAAGTGTTTCGATTTCAATTGTATCTGCAAAATCATAAATGCAAAGTTCTGGTGATAAATCTTTTGTCCACATTTGAGGTGTTTTAACTATTAAACACAATGGGGGACAAAAATCTTTTAAAAAGACTGAACCAGAAGCGTCAATTATCGAAACGGTTCCAGGTTGCACCTGTGTTTGAACATAGGTTTGACTTTGATACCAATAAACCGGCGTTCCAAAATAACCAAATTTAAATCCGGTAGACATTAGTAGGCACCCATAATCATCATTGTTTGGACATCGTTATCTTGCATCGCACCGGAACCATTTGTTGCCACAACCGTACCATTCAATGTAATCGTACCAGTAAAGGTTGGAGATGCTGAACCGACAAGGGTCGTGCTGGACGGGATTGTAGTGCCATTTACGCTTGTAACGTTTGGCAAAGATGTTGTTGCTGATGTAATAAGAGTTGCGCTTGACGGAATTGTTGTTCCGTTGACAGAAGTAACGCTTGGCAACGATGTTGTGGTGCTTGTAATTAACGTTGCGGACGAAGGGATTGAAGTCCCGTTAATTGACGTTGCGGTTGCAACTCCAAGAACTGGTGTAACCAGCGTGGGAGAAGTAGAAAGAACGTTTGCACCGCTACCAGTTGAAGTTGTTACTCCAGTACCACCATGCAAAACACTAAGAGTTCCAGTCGTGACATTTCCTACTCCAACTACGGTCGGGGATGAAGCGGTTCCGCCAAGGTCGCCCGAAAGTTGGATGATTCCTTCTACGCTCGATGTTGCGGCGGTAGGAATCTGACCAAATGCGGCGGCATCAGTAGATGCAGTTCCATTGGCAAGACCAGTAATCTTTTGACTATTCATAGCAAGAGTGCCATAAATTGTCGTGTTACCGGCTGCGCTAATGGTCATCGCATCAGTTGCGCCGTTATTAACAACAAAGTGAATCGGCTTTGAACTGTATGTACCAATTGCAAGGTCTGTGGTTGCTGATGCAACGTAAACGTTGCCTGGGGAGTTAAAAGCACCAGAGCCTTGGAAGCCTGAAGAGTTAATACCAATTTCACCATAGTTGGAGTTGTTGGTTCCCTGGTCATTAGAAATGTTGAAGTTTGCGCTGGCCTGGTATCCATTGCTAAGGTTCTGAATAATTACCTGGGTGTAGTTGTTAACGTTTTCAGCAATTGATTCCATAATGTTGACATCGGAGTAACCCAATGCTGAACCAATTTGTGATGGGCCGTAATTGGTGGAAACAGTGCTTGAAGGTACGTTAGTTACGTCAAGACTAGGAACAGAAAGGGCGCCCGTCATAGTTCCGCCGGAAGTTTGTAACGCACCGGCTACGGTCGTGTTGGCGGAAATAATTGACTCTACGTTTGTCGTTGCAACAAGTGTAGGGTTAGGGTAGGAACCTGTAAGGTCACCACCAGCGGAACCCGTGGAAGGGCCGGTTGCACCCTGATATCCTTGGTAACCCTGCGAACCTTGCGAGCCCGTGCTTCCCTGGTAGCCTTGCGGGCCTTGTGCACCAGTTGCACCGGTGGAGCCTTGTGAGCCCTGTGAACCCTGTGAACCAGTGGAACCCTGAACGCCCTGAGAGCCTGTGTTTCCCTGGTAGCCCTGAACTCCTTGATTACCCTGGTAGCCCTGATTTCCTTGCGTACCCTGGAAACCCTGAGAACCTTGAGCGCCCTGTACGCCAACTGCTCCGTCAAGGTTTACAGTCCATGCAGAGTAAGTTCCCGAACCAACAACGTCACCAGGGGTTGTTCCAACTGTAAAGTTGAAAGCACCAGTGATGGAGTCATATGTGTTAACAGTTGCTACAACGTAGTTAGAACTATTGTAGGCAATTACAGCACCTTGCCCCGGAGTCCATGAAAGACCCGTTGCAATAGTTATGGTTGCAGTTCCAGTTCCTAGCGTGTAAGAAGTTGTACTTGTGCTTGCGTAGTGGTCGCTGTACCCCTGGAAACCCTGATTTCCCTGGTACCCCTGGTACCCTTGCGTTCCTTGATTGCCCTGATAACCCTGCGGTCCCTGGGCACCGGTTGTTCCTTGGTATCCCTGGGAACCAGTAGCACCCTGGACGCCCTGAGAACCAGTAGCGCCCGTGGAGCCTTGTGGTCCGGTTGCGCCCTGAGAACCCGTTGAGCCCTGAGCGCCGGTTGAACCTTGCGCACCGGTACCGCCTTGGTACCCTTGATATCCTTGCGAGCCCTGAGAGCCTTGTGCACCTGTAGAACCCTGAGAACCAGTTGAACCCTGGTACCCCTGTGGACCTTGCGCACCTTGGTAACCTTGGCTACCCTGGGCACCAGTATTACCTTGTGCACCAGTAGCGCCTTGTGCGCCAGTGGAACCCTGTGCTCCAGTTGAACCCTGAGCACCAGTCGAACCTTGGAATCCTTGAGTACCTTGATTACCTTGGAATCCTTGTGGGCCAGAATCACCTTGATACCCTTGCGCTCCCATCGTCCCCTGTGCACCAGTAGCACCAGTGGACCCTTGGGCACCAGTAGAGCCCTGATAGCCCTGGTAACCTTGTGTTCCCTGAGCACCAGTTGCACCGGTTGCACCTTGCGTACCTTGGTATCCCTGAGTTCCCTGAGCGCCTGCCGAGCCTTGAGCACCAGTAGAACCTTGGTAGCCCTGAACGCCTTGGAAACCCTGGCTTCCTTGCGCTCCGGTGGAGCCTTGTGCTCCAGTCACACCCTGGTAGCCTTGGCTACCTTGTGCGCCGGTTGAGCCCTGATTGCCTTGGTATCCTTGAAATCCCTGGTTGCCTTGAGAACCCTGGGCTCCAGTGGCCCCTGTAGAACCTTGTGCTCCAGCCGAGCCTTGAACCCCCTGATAACCTTGATTTCCCTGAGTGCCCTGAGAGCCAGTGGCACCTTGAGCGCCGGTAAAACCTTGTGCTCCTTGATTTCCCTGTGAACCTTGCGAGCCTTGAAAACCTTGTGCGCCTTGAACGCCCTGGTAGGTGATTTGCTGTGCCGTTACAATTACGCCAGGAGTTTGGGGTGTTGTTGGGGTAGTGCCTGCCGCAAGTGTGTCAATTTGGACACTTGTTGAAGAAGCAGCCCACATAAGTTGCAGATAATCGCCTGCACTCAAAGTCAAAACATAGTTGATAGCAGCAATCATTGCACCGGTACCACCGTGTGAGGTACCTGGAAGTCCATATTCAGAATTGGTATCTACAACATCTGTGCCGTTCTTGCGAAGCCATACGTCAACCGTGTCACCATTGCTGTCGCTGCTGTAGAACTGAATTGAATATTGTAAATTGTAAGTACCAGCGTAAGCAAAAGTAATTTGATTACCGCTAACAATTGTAACTCCGTTACTTTCGGCAACAGTGTTTATGTTTACTGGGTAGGCGGTTGTTGTGCTGATAATCGTTTGAATAGTTGTGTCGTACGCTGAAATGTAGTGGGCAATAACGCCGCCAGCGCCAGGAACACCTTGAGGACCTTGAGGGCCCTGACCTGAAACCTGTGTCCAGTTAATGTTGTCGGTGCCAATAATAATTGAACCGTCAGAGTACGAACCGGATGAAATCATTTCATAGGTCTTACCCATGTTTGTTGTACCGGCAATTACGAGCGTGTAGTCACCAGCACCAACTTCGCTTTGAACGCTGTCGTTGTAGTCGGACGAACGAGTAAGGACCCATTTGGTCGAACCAGAACCTGTTGCTGTTACGGTGTAAATACCGTTGTACTTAGCATTCGTGTTTGATGCAACAAGTACGCGTTGATTAGCGGCAAGGGTCACACCGTCAATTACAAGAGCGCCGTTTGCGGTTGCGGTCAGGGTTGCACCGATACCATAACCACCGTTTGCGTCAATGGTACCGGCGGTGTAAGTAGATGAATTTGTGGTACCAAAAGTATCTGCAACTTGAACTGATGCGTGAGCATTTAAGGCAGATGGCGCACCTTGGGCACCTTGGTTTCCTTGGTATCCTTGAGAGCCTTGCGCCCCCTGGTGGCCCTGATTTCCTTGGAATCCCTGATTCCCCTGGAAGCCCTGACTGCCTTGGTATCCCTGGTTCCCCTGCGAACCGGTTGCCCCTTGTGTGCCAGTGGAGCCCTGAACACCTTGATAACCCTGCGTGCCCTGAAAACCTTGATTGCCTTGAGTTCCTTGCGTACCTTGTGAGCCTTGCGCTCCAGTAGAGCCTTGTGCACCGGTTACACCCTGGTATCCCTGAGCGCCTTGCGAGCCCGTGGCGCCTTGAGTACCTGTCTGGCCTTGGTAGCCCTGGTTTCCTTGATAGCCCTGGAATCCCTGTGCACCAGTCACACCTATTGAACCTTGAGCACCAGTGCCTCCTTGAGCACCTTGGTATCCCTGGTATCCCTGGTAACCTTGCGAACCAGTTGCTCCGGTCGAACCCTGGGCGCCCTGAGCACCCGTGGAGCCTTGCGCTCCGGTAGAACCCTGAGAACCAGTGCTTCCCTGAGCGCCTTGATTTCCCTGCGCACCTTGCGTACCTTGGTAGCCTTGAGTTCCTTGAGCGCCAGTGTTTCCAGTTGCGCCTTGAACGCCCTGATAGCCCTGCGCACCCTGCGCACCAGTTGAACCTTGGAAACCTTGATTTCCTTGATAACCCTGAGCACCTGTGGAGCCAGTTGCACCCTGTGAGCCCTGTGAACCTGTTTGTCCCTGGTTACCTTGAGTTCCCTGGTTTCCCTGAGTGCCTTGATAACCTTGAACACCCTGGGCTCCGGTCGAGCCTTGGTAGCCCTGTGCCCCCTGTTGGCCTGTTGAACCCTGAGCGCCCTGAGCACCAGTAGAACCGGTTGAACCTTGAGAGCCCTGCGAACCCATTGGGCCTTGTGCGCCTGTTGCGCCTTGTGAGCCCGTTGCACCGGTTGAACCCTGCGCTCCAGTTTGTCCTTGGTAGCCTTGCGTGCCCTGATTACCCTGGAACCCCTGGTTGCCTTGAGTGCCTTGACTACCCTGAGCGCCTTGGAACCCTTGGTTACCTTGGCTACCCTGGAATCCTTGCGCACCCTGAACACCGGTTGCACCGTCAAGGTTGACACTCCAAGAAGAATATGTGCCAGAACCCATAATGGTATTAACGGCAACGACCATAGCGCCAGTACCGGCGTTGTAGGAAGTAACCAAACCATTCATGTAATTTGACGTGTTGTATGCGATTACAACGCTTTGACCAGCGGTGTAGGCAAGGCCGGTTCCAATCGTAAGCGATTGAGATGTGGCGGAAATAGTTAATGATGTAGTCGAAGAAGTGTGGTAAATGTCACCAGTGACGCCCTGAACACCCTGATTACCTTGGTAGCCCTGGGTGCCCTGTGCACCTGTAGGGCCCTGGTATCCTTGCGCACCTTGAACTCCTTGGTACCCCTGATGGCCCTGAGTGCCTTGTGCGCCAGTAGAACCTTGGGCACCGGTTGCTCCGGTAGTACCTTGGGAACCGGTAGGGCCTTGAAAACCCTGGTTTCCTTGAGTACCTTGAAAACCTTGAGGGCCCTGTGCACCAGTATCACCCTTGGTACCAGTGGTACCAGTTACACCTTGAGTACCTTGATTACCTTGGAATCCTTGATTTCCTTGCGTTCCTTGAACACCTTGAACACCTTGAACACCCTGATTACCTTGGTATCCTTGTGGTCCTTGAACTCCAGTTGCACCCTGGACTCCTTGTGCTCCTGTTGCTCCGGTTGAGCCTTGAGGGCCAGTAGAACCCTGATAGCCCTGAGCACCTTGGAAACCCTGTGGTCCTTGAATCTTTGCATAAGTCAAAGCCTCATTAGCAATGTTAATTGCATCAACGACGCCTTGGTTAAATTGAAGGCTTTCTACCGCAGAAGCACCGTGATAAAGGTCGTTTACCTTTGTTTGTGTAGTCTGGTGATAGTGGGTGTGAATAATGGTTGCGTCATACCCACGACCGTTGTTCCCCTCGTCGTCATACCATACAGTAATAAATGAGTTTTCAATGTCAACAGCAGAACAAAGAACTGTTTCTTCGTTTGTTGCTCCGGGGTTAATTGTAATGACAAAAGGCCCAGACGTTCCAAGCGGGTTTGTGGTCGCTTGGCCCGTTGGGCTAACCTCGTACCAGCCAGCAGCAGAAGCAATCGTAATTGTCTGAAATGGCGTGTAGTAATCCGGAATGTCTGTGGTGATATAGGTGGGTGGTACTGAACCACCGTACGAACGTATGGTTGTCTCGGTAGGGAATGCCATGGTTTAACCTATTCTTTGGTTTCTGTTACGGGACTAATAAGCCCCCGTACGTAACGCTCAGCCTCGAAATCGCTCGCGCTTGCTGTGTGTATTCCGCCTGCACCTCTGTGGTGCGCTTCGCAGAGCCACATAAGATTTTCGGCGCTTTCAACCCAAGCACCAATGGTTTCTGGGTCTGATACGCCAGGGTAATCTGCTTCCAGCCATTGAAGGTCTACACCATTTTGCAACGAAAATTCAATATGCGCGTGGTGGAGTTCCAGTGGCTTGTTCAAAGAACATTCGCTAAAGTCATTGCGATGCAAGCCAATAGCGCACTGAGCAGTGCTTTTCGTACGGCGTCTGTAGGCATTGAAGTCCCTGTAGTGCGGGTCAGATTCACGTGGTTCGTGGTCAGGGTAGTGAACAACGTAATGATGTGTGACCGTCTGGTCATGTGCCGGTGTCCCGGCCATGCTAGAAAGAACCTTCGGTCAATACGTTTACAGAACTAATGGTTGCACTGTTTGTCGTAGTTACCTTAAGGTACCAACCGGAAGGAACGCGAACGGTCAATGCGTGATTTGTTGCCGCATTTCCGGCAGAGGCAGGAATTACAACGTTTGCGCAAGCACTGGTAGGGCCAAAAGCAACCGCTACAGTCCCGCTTGCTGCACCACCAATAAAAATGTAGTAAGTAGCAAAGCAAGGCGCGGTGTTTTGAATTGCCGTACCAGAAGTCATTGAAACGCCGCTGGTAAATGTTGGAGCAAATCCACCGACCTGAGTATTAACAGAACCGTTAAAGTGCTGAATAGAGCCAGTTGTTGTGTCAACAAAAACGGGATAGGGTGCAATTGGGTGCCAAGTAGTGTTGTTGAATGTTTCGTTTGATGAAGTCATAAATAGTCCTTATTGAATTTGGGTTCCGACTCGTCCAATAACTTCCCAGAATTGTCCGGGTGTAATTTGGAATGGGTCAACTGGGCAGTTCCATCCGCCATGCTCCCAGCAACGTGCTACGAGCGCGGAACAAATAAGAGTTCCTTCACGGCGAATATCTAAAATCATAAAATCGGGAAGCATTAGATTTAGTCCAATGCTAAAAATGGTCAAAACTCCGTAGTCTTCTCCGACCTTGCCCATTGCGTAATCAACTGCACGCTGACGGTCAAGTTCATCTGGCATTGGAGTCCACCAAAGTTCGCCGCCTGGAGCAACATCTTCTAGTTTCACAAGTTCACCGTGACGAGCCATCTGGACAACCCAGATTTGACCATCGGGGTCAACCTTTACAACAATAGCCATGTGGTTTTTTGTATGCCCCTGCCACCAACGTGTAGCCTGAGCAGCGCGAATCATGGTGCCATAAAAATTATTTGTTTTAGCAAAGATGGCATCGCCGGGTTTAATGTCTGGGTTAGTTATCAAGGTTCTTCAAGTCCTGTTGTAGTGCAAGTATGTCAATGTTCCAAACGGGGCCGTGGTCTGCTTCAACAAAGACTTCGGGAATAACAACCCAAGCCTCTGAACCATATTCTTCCCACCAACCCCACGTCATCGATTCGGTTGCTCCCCAGGTAATGATGTCAATACCAAAGCGGTTGTAACCAGTTGCAACAACGCAGTGACCGCCAGAAGGTGGTTCGTACGTTCCGTCCAAGTGCCATGGCTGGTGCTGTTCAAACTGAATCTCTGCGCTGTCTGGCATTTCTACGCCAAGGTAAACTGAACCAAACAAGTAGATAGCGGCCATCATTTCGTCACGGTTCTTAATGTTGACCGGAGCATAAGCGGAAATCTTGTTGTTGAAAAGACCGTCCTTCATCCAGGTCTGAAGAACTGATTGTTCTACAAGACCAGTGTCAGCGCCATTAGACAACTTAAAGTAGGTTTCCTTTACCGCATCATCGCCTGGGTATTCAAAGTCCTCACCGATTTCGGCATAGATAAGTTGAAGCATGTGAATAACACCAGCAATGGTGCACGTACCATACGTGTCGTTCAGTGCCATTGGGTACTTAGCAACACGGCTTGAATAATCAAACGAACGTGGTGGCTTGTACATTGGTCCCTTGATGTAGTTTTTCAAGGTTCCCATTGATAGTTCTACGGCAGCGCCCTTACCGCGCTTTCCAGCAATACGTTCAGCCATTACGCTTCCTCCTTGATGTTTTTGTGAGACCACTTAACTGCGCGTTCAGTTGTAAACTTTCCAACGATTCCAATTGGCAAAATGCCAAGCCAGCCACGCCAGCCAAGATGGATTAGTTGAACACCTGAAAAAGAAGCCAGGATGATGTTTACAATGTCGCTTAACCCATCCATGTCGCCAGCCAATTTGTGTCGTCCGTTGGCAATGGCGTCTGTTAGGACAGTATTTAAAATGTCACGGGCAATCATGGCCAAACAGCCAACGCCCGAATAAAGCAATACGTCTAACCAAATTTTCACTTAGTAAGCCTTTCAAGCATTTGTCGGTGTTCCTCCAGCATTTGCTTTGTTGATTCACTGACTTCCAAGTGATACTTGGCTAGTTCTGCCGAAATGCGGTCAGCACGCTTTGCGGCGATAAGTAGGATTGCTCCCTGCAAACCCGCAAGGGTTGAGAGCATAAGGTTTAAAAGGATGAACGGATATGCATCGAACGGGTGTTTCGAAAATGCGTTTGCCGCCATCCATACGGTCATAAATACTACGAATGCAAAAACAAAGGGCCAACTCCCCATTCCGTGACGCATTGCATCAGCGGCTCGTTCCCCTAATGTTCGTTCTTCACCGCTTCGTACAAAAGGGTGAAATTCCCAATGAGATTGTTTACTAGGCATCTCAGCCATCAATTCCTTGGTGGTATCCAAAGTGCCTTTCAAGCGCCTTGTCTAGTTTCTGAATGTAACGTTCCAGTTGTTCTTGTTGTTTTTCAATCTTGTTAAAGCCCTTTTCAGTGCTTTCTTCTAGACGCTTCAGTGCGTCCTTCATACTGCTACCCCCATTGTGTTGGGTTTCGTGGTGAATTTGTTCAACCTCTCTGGCAAGTTTTTCAATAAAGTCTTTATCAATTTCGCTGTTGACTTCTTGCTTAACGACCTTGGCTAGTGCTTTGCGGTGTTGGTTCCAAATGAATCCACCGACCGCAATAACACCACCGCCAAACCAAATCCAGTTGTCTGCGTAGTTAGTCCAAAAACTTGAACTGTTAATAAATGAGGCAAACATACTATGCAGCCGGAGGTGTGTGCGCAGTTCCTACTACTGTCTTGTTGACCCTGAGGAAGGTTTGTGGTTCACGTCCGTCAACGGCGTAATTGTGAGGATTGGCGCTAGGAGTATTAACCCAAACATAGGAAGGGTCACCCTGCTCGCCGTGAGATACGGTAAGAATATCTTTGCCGTGAACTTCAATAATTGTTGCAACGTGCCAGCCGGTTCCAGGGCCATATACAACAAGGTCGCCAGGAACAACATCCTCAACGAGCACACCCTTTGCGTTCTTTGCAAACAAAGCAAGGTGCTCTTCATGGCTAAGAAGTGTGCCGGTGTATCCCTCGTGGTCAAACTTAAGACCATTGGGGTCACCAAATCCAGCCAACCAACAAAACAAAGTAGCCGAGCCGGAGCAATCCGTCGTGACGGGGAACTTAATTGGCCATTGACCAATGTTATTCATGCGGTCACTGGACTCACTATAAATCCAGTGAAGTGGGTGAGCAATGCGGTCAGCAACTGCCCAGTGAGCCCATGCAACGTTGCCGGGTACGGGTGGGGTGACAGGTGTTGTCATGTTTGTCCTTTGTTTTGATGCAGCAAAAGACCCCCCGCACTGCGAGGGGCCCTGCTTAGATTGAGAGTAAAAGTATTAGTTAGATGCTGGTGATTCTACTGGCTTTGGAGCCGTGAACTCACCTGTTGTTGCATCGTATGCCCAGCCAATTCCTGCTGGGTTCTTGTCTGTGTATTCGACGCAAGTTGAACCGGTAACCAATTCAGCGTCTTCTTGAGTGTCAGCAACAATAACGTTGCTAACGATGTTTCCTGAAATTACAGCAAATGTTGCCATTGTTTCTCCTTAAAGATATTGGTATTAATAGTATAGAAGGACACAGCCGTTGCCGCCTGTACCGCCAGTGCCACCGCTTCCAGGCGCACCGGCTCCACCGCCACCGGAACCGCCATTTCCCCCCGCTGTCGTTGAAGTGCTTCCACCTGCGGCGAGGTATCCGGCACCGCCAGCGCCACCAGTTCCCGTTGCAGTTCCACCAGAAAAGTTAACGCTTGACCCACCGTTTCCCGCAGTAGCGTTACTGCCACCGCCACCGCCACCGGTTAATCCATTGCCTCCAGTGCCAGCATTTCCCACAGAGCCACCGGTGCTTGTTCCACCGCCTCCGCCTCCGCCACCGCCACCGTATCCGGTTCCGCCAGTTGTTGGTGTTGAACCCGATTGAGCGCCACCAGCGCCACTAATTCCGCTAGCGCCAGCAGAACTTCCATAAGATGTATTGCCGTAATAAGATGTTGAACCAGCACCAGCACTGTTTGAGTAATTGGCACCGCCACCGCCACCGCCGTTTAATCCGACTCCTGCTGGATATGAACCACCATTTCCGGCGCCTGTTCCACCGCCACCGGCAATTAGTCCTGAATAAAGAGAAGAACCACCACTGGTATTAGTAGAACCACCAGACCCAATTGTCACAGTTGAGGACACCGGAACCCAACCCTGTGACACTCCGCCGCCACCGCCACCGGCTCCATATTGCCCACCACTACCGCCACCGCCACCGACAACAATGGCGTAAACAAACTTAATGTTTGATGGAATTGTCACCGAGCCAGACGAAGTGATTGTTTGTCGAAGAGTAAGGCCATATGGACTTGATTGAATTGAGTTTGGATATAAATTTTCGCCCATAATTAGCCTTTAATAGAAAAGAAGCAATGCACCGGAACCGCCGTTTCCGCCGGTACTAGAAGCACCACCCGTAGAACCACCGCCACCGCCACCAGAACCGCCCGCGCCACCAACGCCGCTGCTTGCGTTAGAACCAGCGCCTAGGTATCCGCCGCCACCTCCACCGCCACCGCCAGTGCTGGAAACTGTTGCACCAGTTCCACCGGAATAAACTCCGCTTCCGCCGTTGCCACCCGTGTAATATCCACCGGTAGATGTTCCGGCACCACCACCGCCACCACCGGTTAAACCTGAGCCACCAGAAGTAGCAGCGTAAGCATTGCCATTTGGTCCACCGCCACCGCCGGAAATTCCGTTTCCGGGAGGAAGGGCAAAAACACCTGACCCCCCACCTGCGGAAGGTATTCCCCAGAATGAAGATGCGCCATTACCAGAACCGCTTCCACCAAAGGCAAGAAGCGTCGAGTAAAGGGTGTAACCACCGTTTCCGCCCGCTCCACTGGTGTTTCCATTTCCACCTGCACCGATTATGCAAGTTGAAGAAACGGGAACCCATCCCATAGTTACTCCACCGCCACCGCCACCGATACCGACGTTGCTACCGCTAGTGCCGCCACCGCCACCGCCAATTAAGACGGCATAAACAAATTGAACGCCTGCTGGCACAGAAACGGCACCAGACGATGTAATTGTTTGTTGAAGGTTTAGACCCTCTGGCGCTATTAATTGAATTGGGGGATAGATTGATTCAGCCATAATTTGCCTTTAGTAATAAATAAGTACGCAACCAGCGCCACCAGTGCCATTTGGGGCACCACCTCCGCCACCGCCGAGACCGCCATTGCCACCGTTTAAAGAGGTTCCGTTTCCACCGGCCCCTAGATAACCACCGCCACCGCCACCCCAAGTAGAAGATGATGCGGTTCCGCCAGCCCCACCAAAACCAGAACCACCTGCGGCTCCGTAAAGGTTGTTTCCACACCCACCGCCACCGCCTGTTAAACCTGAGCCCCCCACGGAAGAAGAGTTTGATACTCCGTTTCCGCCTCCGCCAGAGATTCCACTTCCACCTGCCGCAACGGTTGAGGTTCCAAAGCCAGCGCCACCAGCACCAACACCAACCCCGCCAACTCCGCCGGATGAGCCGGTTGTCCCACCAGTTCCTGCTGGTCCATTCCAGAAAGAAACAGCGCCGTTTTGTCCGGCGATACCGAATCCGCCACCGCCACCGCCACCTACAGATGGACCAACGGTTTGTGGACTACCACCAAATCCGGCAACAAGACCACAAAAATAGGAATATCCCCCACCAGCACCGACAATTGCCGAACTCATAAATTGACTATATGGGACCCATCCTGCCGTTACGCCGCCACCTCCACCGCCAGCATTGTTAGCACCGCCACCGGCATTACCGCCGCCACCAACAACGATGGCGTAAATCCAGTTAACGCCAGATGGGATTGTAACGGAACCCGAAGAAGTTATAGTTTGTCGTAATGTAAGACCATAAGAAGATGGTACTTGGTTTGACGGATATGTATTTTCAGCCATTATTAACCTTTAATAAAATAGGAGCACTGCACCAGCGCCACCGTTTCCACCTGGACCATAGCCACCTCCGCCGCCACCACCACCTGAGCCACCGTTACCACCGTATGAAGCAGTAGATGGGCTTGAACCTGCGCCAACGACGCCACCTCCGCCACCACCACCGTAAAGTGAAGTGCTCGATGTACCGCCAGCCCCACCAAAACCAGAACCACCATTGCCAGGGGCCAAACCACTTTCATTACCGCCACCGCCACCGCCTGTAAATCCAGAACCTCCGGTACCGGCTGTTGTTGTATTGGCCCCAGAACCGCCACCGCCAGAAAAACCGTTTCCACCGGCATTTCCTACCGTTGTGAAATATCCACCAGCGCCACTGTAGCCATTTGCAAAAGAAATGGTAGAACTAGAAGTTCCGCCAGGTTGCCCGAAAAAACCAACTGAACCATTGCCACCAGCAACATTGCTCTGGGTTCCTCCGCTTGCACCGCCTCCGGCTCCGCCTATGGTTCCAACGCTTCCGGGATAAGTAGCAGCGCTGCTTGAACCAGCACCACCGCCGCCACCACCGCCAGCAACAAGAGACGAGTAGGTAGAAACACCCCCGTTTGAACCCTGGTAGGTAGATGAAGTGCCTCCGGCACCACCTGCGCCGATAGTGCAAGTTGAGGCGGGGGTAACCCAACCCATAGTGACACCGCCACCACCGCCACCGCCGTTTGCGTGTGGTCCATAGCCACCGCCACCACCGCCACCGCCAACTACGATTGCGTAAACCATACTGACGTTTTTGGGGATAGTCACCGCACCAGATGAAGTAATCGTTTGTTGCAATTGAAGCCCAAAAGGGGCAGGCAATACTGCTGGGTAGTAAATGGACTCGGCCATAATGTGTCCTTAGTGGCTAATTAAACAATAACAACGCCACTGATGTGGGCGTCAATGGCTGATGCTGTTCCAGCACCGCCGGTAATGGCGTTAGAAGTTCCGCTAAGAACCTGCTTAACGTCAAAGAAAGCAGTCGAGTTAGCGGGAATGGTAACCGCTGAAAGAATTGGAACGGCTGTACCACCTGTTTGAAGGTTGATTGTAGCCGTAGCAGCCGATGAGGTGATGTTAGTCAGGGCAATGTTAGTAACGATTGCTGTTCCTGAAGCCGCACCTGCGTACAACTGCGTTGTAGTCGTTGTGCTTAGTGTACCGCGGTACATAAGCGTTGGGGTTGTTGCCATTATTTATACTCCTGTGGTGGTTAAATAGCACCCATTAAATTCATAATGAGTTCGTCTGATGTGTAAATACTTCCTGAACCGTTGGTGCTTGTCACAACACCTTGAATGGTTATTGTTCCGGTGAAGGTTGGCGAAGCGCCAGAAATAAGAGTTGTGCTTGCCGGGATAGTTGTTCCGTTTACCGTTGTCAGGTTTGGGAGAGAAGTTGTTGCCGTTGTTACAAGCGTTGCGCTTGATGGAATTACTGTTCCGTTGATTGACGTTGCGGTTGCAGCGCCAAGCGTTGGGCTTACAAGTGTTGGTGAGTTAGACAGAACATTGTTTCCGCTACCCGTTGATGTGGTAACTCCCGTACCACCATTTGCAGTGCTAAGAACACCCGAAGAAACGTGCGTTACAGAAGTCACTGTTGGCGACGTTGCTGTTCCGCCAAGGTCACCAGAAAGTTGAATCAAACCCTCTGCCGTGGTTGTTGCACCGGAGTACGAAGGGATTGAAGCCCAAGCAGCAACACCAGAAACAACGGTCAAAACTTGACCATTTGTAGCACCGGACAATGATGGAAGTCCAGATACGGTCGTCCAAATGGGTCCGGAAGAACTAGAAGTTAGTACTAGACCGTTTGTGGTTGTAGTTGGGATAATGTTCACCCAAGCAGAACCGTTGTAATACTTCAGGTTTCCGTTTGGGTTTGTAGTGTCGTACCATACTTGATTCAAGAATGGGGTTGATGGAGACGTGTTGCTAATGTAAACCGCGGAACCAACAACATTCTGCCAAGCAGAACCGTTCCAGTAGTTCAGTCCGTAAGAACTGCTTGCTGGGTTTGTGCACCACCAGAACTCTCCACCAACTGCGCCGTTAGTAGCGGTCCCTGATTCAAATACAGGGGCTGATGCAGATTGGTAATAGATTGGAACTTCACTGTCAATGAAAGTTGCAATACCTTGAATGTCCGATGCAATAACTGCCGAGTCACTGCTTAAAGGATACGGTACGCCAACTCGCGTCGTTGAGCCACTAGCCATTTTTTAATAACCTCCAACGAATATCTGCATACCGGCGGGGCGGTAGCGATAGACGAAATTTACGTAAGGGGATTCACTACTTGGTGTAGTGCTTCCTGCAAGACTGAAATAAAGTCCACCGATACTTGCAATAAAACTATCGGTGCTGGTGTAAGTTGCCGAATTACCGCCTGACGCAGCCTGAAGGCTTTGGTAGGTGTAAGAGGAAAAGTAACCAGATGGAACCAAAAGCGTTAAAGCATATTGGTTGTATGTGTAATAGTTGTTCCCACCTGAAACGCTTGCTTGCGTATTCTCCATAACAATTACTTGAGATGGCGACAATGGCGCCTCTCCAGTTGCTAATTGCTTATTTGTGATAGCAACCAATTCTGCGACAATTGCAGAAGAAGTCGCTCTGTCAAAACCGGCTCGTTGCTCAATTTGTTGAGTAATTTGCTGACGGTCAAGAGTTGTATCCTGCGGAATACTTGCACCAACAAATTGTGCAAGCCACGGAAGTGCGTAATCGGGGCAGCGAACGATATCAACTGCTTGAGACCATCCTGGCGCTCCGCCGTAGTCTTCCATGTAAACGCTACCGTCAGCACCAGCACTTGCTGGCCATGCCAAAACAGGACTGTCATTGTAACCACGTGTAATGTTTTGAATGGTCACATGCGGAGATGTCCAAATGTAATGCCCCGCAGGAATCAAAATGTATTCTGTTTGTCCGGTCAGTGAGTTGACCAACTCAAGGGGAAATGGTACTGAAGTGTCAATTACGTTCCAAGTTTCATCAGTGTTAAACAACGTGATTGTTGTTCCGTCTGGGCTGTCTGTACTGGTGCTTAAAGGGTTTGCTATTTGAGCATCATTAATGCCAGTCCCCGTGTAAGCGCCAAAATCTGCTTCAACGTGGATTCCAGGGCCAATGTTGTCACGAGTAAGAACGTTAATTTGGTCAAGCGTTTTGCAGGAGCCATAGAGAAACCACCAAAGCGGGTAACCATTTTGTGCGTCTATATTCTGAATAAATTCAGGAACCGTGTTGTAAACAGAGTTTGTACTGTAACTGTATGGAAGTGTGTCAGTCATTAGCCAAGTCCGCTGTAAGCATTGTTGCTGTTAGTAAATACCGTTCCTGTAATTGTGTTGGCAATTGGCAATGGAGCAACGCCACTCATTGTGATGTCGCTGGTCGAGTAGGCACCGCTAGTTGGGTATGATGTTCGAGTTTGAACGCTAACAACGCTGTACACGCCAGGCGTGCTTCCAATAATTGCCGCAATGTCCATGACACGAACGGTGGTTGATGAACCGTCCCAGTAGGGTGGCGTGTTGTTCCCGCCGCCCCATGATGCAGGGCTTAGGTAACTACGAAGCGCCGAATTAATCAATGATTCAACGGTTGCCGAAGAGTACGTAGGTGCTACGTAGACAGAGTATTCAATGTCAATTGGGACGTAGTTTGGATTAATGGTGTTAACCGTAAAGTTAACTTCGCGGCGAGATTCCAAGTAAGCAATAAGTTCTGCGTCAATCGTTGTCGAAACCGGCAAACCATTTACGTCAATAGGTGCAACCGTTACGGTGCGTGCATAGTTAAACGTGTTGGGGTTGTACAAACCACCTGGCGTCCAGAAGTAATTGTATTGTCCATACGAAGGAAGTGTATAAATGGTGTAACCACCAGAAATGATTCCAACGTTTGAAACGATTACGCTTGAGCCGACTGGAACGTTCAAACCGGAGCCAAAAATAATCTTAACCTGAACGTCCTTGGGGGAACTCAGTGTGAAGTTTGCAACCAAAGTTCCCGCTACCGCTGAAGTGGGAGAAATTGTTGCAGTTCCTGAAGCCGGGGAAAGAACCGCACCGGTCGAAAGGTCAATGATTTCAACGGTTACATCACCATACGTAGCGCCGGTCTGAGAGGCGTCAACGTTTGCAAAAAGCGTGTATTGCCTTGTGGTTGAAGACGGAACATCAGATGACAGGTGAGAAAGGTTGAAAATCTGCGAAGCAACAGTGAGCGAACTTCCTAAAGCGGAACCAGTTCCAACGTATTGAACACCATAGTCTGGAAGGATAGTCGTTCCAGATGGGTTGGTCCATGATGCAGAACCACCATTTGTGTATAGGTAGTTGCTAAAAGTAGCGTCTGGAATGAAGTTGTAGTCACTCGTTGCCGTTGTTGGATTGTTTGCACTCGTCAGGTCAAGTTGAACTTGGTTGACCGAGTTGTAGAAAATCTTGTGCGTCTTGCTTGTTTCCGTTGTTGCAAAAGCAATGTAATTCTGAATAGAAACAATGTACGGCTTAATGTTTTGGTAAGTCGTTGTTACGTTTGAATCGTAAGCCAATGGGTTTACGGAGTTCGGATTTGACGCCAAAATGTCGCATACAATGGTCTTTGTCCCAGAGGTGTAGGAGTAAAGAGAGTCGTCAAACTTTGGCGCTGACGAATATACCTGTACGGAGCCGTCAACGTAAGTTGCGACAGATACTACATAAGGTTTTTCTGTTGCCGTTGTTGCCGTACCTGCTTCAAGTATGGTAGCAGCCTGGTACCAGTTTTCATTAGCGGCAAGGCTGGAAACCACTGGTGCAGCAACACCTTGCAATTGCGTAATTGTTGCCGATGTGCTGTGTGCATAAGAAAGACCTGGCGAGGCAATGGTGAGAGTCTGGTTTGAGCCAGACTTTGCGGCTGCTGCGGTAACAATTGCAATTTCGTTGCCGTTTGTTGCGTCGCTAATCAAAATCATTGCCGGGTTGGTTGGGCTAATGGTTGTGCTAAACGAACCAGAACCAACAACCGCAGTAATAGACGTAGCGCCCGCGCTTGTAGCCGCTTGGACAGCAATGCCACTCAAGGGTGCGGTTGAAGAAGAAGTAAACTGCAAGTAGTTTGCAGGCGAGGTTCCTGGAGTATTGATGGTTGGAAGCGATGCTGTTCCATTGCCAAACGTAGTCCAAGGAGACGTTCCAACGGTAAGTGACGTAAGGCCGGAAGTTGTTACGGTAGAAGCCGTAAGCAAGTTTGCATCTGCCGTAGAGAATCGGTTTGTTAATGGATTGAATCCATCAAAAGCCTGGGCACGGTATACACCTGCAATGTTTTGGGAGAACAAGGCGTAGTCGCTAGGCGTAATGGGACGAGGTGCAAGAAGTTGAAGTTCAGCCGTAAGTCGGTTAAGGAAGTTGGTTGTCGTCTCTGGGTCAACACCATACGTTAGAGAAGTGTCAGTTGCAGAAGTAGCGGTAATCAGAATGCTGGAGATGTTAGGGTCTTGCGACTGCATCTGAAGGTACGTTGCCAGCGGATTGAAATTGGCAAGGTCTTGGATGTTGTAAACAGAACCGACTCCAACCGCCTGCATAGTAATTGAAAGCGTGTTGGTTCCAGCAGCAATAATTTCGTCCTGCAAAGTCTGGAATTGGTAAGCGGCACCACCGTAGAAGAAACCAGCAACGGTTCCGGCTGGGATTGCATAACCGCCAGTAGGGGCGTTATTAACAAGCGTCCAGGTTGTTTGGATTTCTGCACTTGCGCCGGGGTTTGGTGTGATACCAACAAGTGAACCAAAGTAAGTAAAGATTGAAGCAGGAACGTCAGAAGCAACGTTAGCGGCCTCAGCGGCCATGGCGGCAAATTGCTCAACCAAAAGAACTTCTAGGTTTCCTTCACGTGGAACCCAACCGGGAATGTTCTGCGCAATCGAGAACAGGGCCTGCTGAATAAGAACGTCGGTATCCGTAACGATTGGAATGTTTATGTAACTCATTAGGCGCCGCCCTGATTATTGTCGATATTTACGTTTAAAGTTGCGTTGTTGTTATTGTCGTATGACAAAGTTACCTTTGCCCTTGCTCTTGGTTCCCATTTGTTGATTGCGTTTTCAACTGCAACCGGGTTAATTTGAGTCATTGGTAAATCTTCAATGCCAAAACTAGGAACAGTTGGCCTTCCGCCAAGGTCGGTTCCAACAACTACTGCAACGCAATTGGAAATTTCCTCGTAAGAATCCTGAGGTGAGACGACAAATTGACCGTATGAGTCAATTGCAACTTGATTTGTCAAGTGCGGAAAACCATAAATAGGGTTTTTTGCTGGCTTGAAAGCAGATATTGTTACCGGTTGGCTTGAGGCTCCGGTGTCATCAATGTGGATAATGTTAAATGCGTAAGAGACAACATTTTCCATGTTTGACGGAATTGTGTAGAAATACGAAGTCGAAGGAGCAACCAAAGAGTAAGTTGTTGCACCAATAGACCGAACCGCATTGGGTGAAAGGGTTGTTGCCAAAATCCAGTTAGGAATAATTTGGTCAACGTCCTGAAGGACATAAATCTCGTATGAAGAACCATTGGTTACATCACTAGCGGCAGTCCAACTAAGTTGGATTCCTGCGTTAGTCGGTGTGTCAAGCCATGAGGCTGTTAAACCAGTAATGGGGTTGGCCATCTTAGATTCCTAGTCTGCCCCCGTTGCGTTCACCACCCTTAATAGCAATAAGGTTGGCGTTTACATAGGGGATATTGTGTTCGCGGTGCCATTCACTTGGAAAGTAAGTGTAAAGGTCGCTAATCTGAAAGTCCATCTTTAGTTCTGGTACAAAACGACGATAGTTTTCGTCAGCAAAATACCAGAAAGAATTCTCGTTGTAAAAACTATTGTGCGTCGGGTCTTGAAAAGCGCCACGTCCGTCAGTGCTTGGAGTTAGTGATAGCACCATTCCGTTGTGTGCCAAAACTCGATACATCTCGTTCCAGATACGTACCTTGTCAGGAATGTGTTCAAGGAAGTCAACTGCTCGAATTACTCCAACAGAGTTTTCTTCCAGGGAAGCAAGTACGTCAAATACATCGCCCAAGTAATCTGCGGGAGCGTGCATGTCTACAGTCTTGTAGCCAGGCGCTGGATTGTGAGCACCGCCAAGGTCTAAGGCAAGAAGACCATTATCCTCAGCCCACCTTAAAACAAGTGGTTGAATGTTTCGACCATGCATGCGAACAGTCTCTTGCTGTATGAAAGCATTAATGTCGGACTTTGACTGAGTATTCTCAGAATGAACACGCTGCAAATAAAGGTTCTTCTTAATGTGAACAAACTTGCCCTGTAGGTACAACCTAGCCATCAAGTCCTGGTCATCAAGAACCCTCATTGAAGAGTCGTAACCGCCAGAAAGTTCGTAAGCCTTCTTGGTAAAAGCACGAAGGTGATTGGGCGCATACCAGATGAAAGAAACGTTGTGAGGCGTTGGCTCCATGCCAGCGCAAACATTCCATTCGCCATCTTTGTAATAGTTCCAACCGTATTCCGGGTTGAACATGTGAAAGTCAGGCTTGCCATCTTCGGTCATTTGAGCAAAATCAGAATAGACAAAGGAAGCGTCAGGGTTTTCTTTAAAAGCCCTAGAAACCTCTTCTAGCGCGTCTGGTAGGAGAATGTCATCGTGGTCTAACTCAACCAAGATTTCTCCATCACAAAGACTTACCGCATAACCCTTTAGTGCGCCAACAATTCCATTTAATTGTGGCTTTGCGTAGAAAACACGAACACGGTCGTCGTATTCGGGTCTTCCCCAGTTTGCGTCGCCATTCAGCAAAACCACCCATTCCCAATTTTGGTTTGTCTGAGACTTTAAGCCTTGGTAGGCTTGGTCCAAATATTTTGGGTCGTGACTGGCAGTGAAAACACTAATCATCTATGGCGGTCCCTCGTTTTGGTGTGATAAAGTTCACCCCATCATAGACATATATTACACCATACTTTGTCAAATTTCAAGTATTTAACCCGGCTTGGTTGTAAACTGAGTACCGCTGCCCCATCCAGAACGGGTTTTAGGGCCGTAGATTTCGCCGTTAGCGGTATCCATGTAGTTATCGCCAATGTTCCCCAGGGACGAACTGGGTGCCCCAGAACCGTAATGAAACAGCCCTGGAGTGAATCCATAGAAACTTAAGACAATTGGCTGGTTATTTGGACCAAATCCAATTGCGCAAACAGTTCCGGCAGGGGGCGGATATTCGCCCGGATATGGCATTGGGCCCCAAACCTGAGTCCCACTGATTGCGGGAATCGTAAAAGTCATATTGCCTGCGGTTATTGGTCCTGGAGCCGTTGCATCTGTCTGCAAAACAACACCGTAGTAAACGCCTTCAAATTGCTTTCCGCTTGAAAGAACGCCGTATTGGACTTTCAATACGTGTTGTAGAATAGTATCAGCGTCTTGAGTTCTCATTATTTAACAACCTTTTTAGAAGTTGACTTAAGAACAGGGAGTGGGAATGGCGATTGTGGCTGTGATGTTGGGTCGTAAATTGCACCAAATGGCATTGGAACCTGCAAAACGATAGAAGCCTGTGGGTTGAATGCGTCACGTTGCATCGCTGTTACCATCCAAAGACCTGAATCTGCGGGGCCAAGTCCGGCAAATTTAACGATTTCGCCAATGTCAAATTCCCAGTTGTCTAGCATGCAAGTAATTGTTGCCTGCCCGTAAGCCTTGCCTACGTCCCAGTCAAAGTCAATTAACTGAATGTTGTCGGTAAATTCTTCAATTGTCTTGATTTTTCCGCCCTTAAGAGCGTTGATGGGGGGAATGCCATTTGGGGCTATGTTTCCCTGCCACCATTCATCCGGCCCAAAATAAACGGTATTGCCGTTTTCCCAAATGCGCCAACCAATGCTTGAAGCGATTCGACTTGCCGCTGTCCAAGAATCCTCATAAGGGTCGGACGAAGTTCCTCGACTAAGTGCAACGCTAACAATTGACTTACCATTGTTTCCTGTCAACTCTTTCCACACAGATGCGTAGTCGGGGTTGTTTTCAGCAAATGAAACTTTTTCAAAGTAAGCACCGGCACCATTGTTGATGGCCTCAACAAGACCTTTTACAAAGGGCGTAACGTTCGTGCTTGTTGTACTAACGACAGTACCGTTGCCTCTTTGATTCTGAAGTCGATAAATCGCCTCAGCCTCAAAAACCAATTGAACCTGGTCAGACGCTTTGACAAACTGAGTAAGCGTGTATTCAAGAACTGGGTTCTTCTTTGCCTGAGAGGCGGTCAGCGATGCGTCAGAAAGTGCGCTTGTGCTGATGTACTTAGGATTGTTTTTTGAACCGGCAGTTCCAATGCCCGTTGACGCTACCTGAAGTGTCATTCCTTGCTTAAGGAATCCCTTGCGCAAAATGGCGCGGGAAGGGTCGGTCATCTGAATCGTGATTGTCGAAACGCCAAGCATATTCTGTTGAAGAATGATGTCGGTAATTGACTCACGATAGTCGTAATTTATTTTTGTTGCCGCGCCAGTATTCTTGTCTAGCAAAACCATGTCTTCAAGGTCAGCAAGGTTAAATCCTGTGCCAGTCGGCAAAACAACATTGTTTCCCGTAGTCGTTGTAGAACCAGCAGTAAGGGGCTGGAAGGTTGTTCCAGTTCCGGTTGCACTGTTTGCGCCAAGGGCGCTTGCTGGGATTGTCTTAGCCATTATGAAGCCGGTAGTTTAATTACGTACCCAACCATGTTTGCAATGGCGGAGTCATCACGAATACCGTTAAGTGTCTTTATTCTAGAGATGTAGGAAGAGTTGTTTTGCTTTTGTCTTGCAGCAATCAATTGAAGAGTGTCGCCCTTCTTAATGGTGTACAACTTTGCACCAGAACTACTAACCGTCGAAACCGTTGTAGGTGTTGTTGATGAAGTTGATTTAAGAGCGGACGCTGCAACTGGGCTTGTAAGCGTGCCAGCGGCGGACGTTGAACTGCTGTAAGTCGAAATGAACGGAGTTACAGAAAGGTTGCCAGATGTTTTGATAAGGTTCTGAACGGCGCCAGATGGGCTTGAAGCAGCGGAAGTTGTTGAGTTTCCACCAGGAATTGGGGTGTTATACTCATAAAGAGTAATGTCCAACTGCTGTTGAACCCTGTTGCCGTCTGCTATTCCACGAATTGCATTTGTAAATGACATTGTAAAAATAAACCATTCACGCAATTTGCCCGTTCCAGCAGAAACGCCAGGCACTGGACCCGTAAGTGTGAAGGTTGTTGGCTGGTAATTTGTTGAGTTAGGCTCAACGTCCAGCCACGACTCCAGCACCTGGCACATGTTTTCCGTATTAGCAACGGTTCCAGTTGAACCTGTAATAGATGAAAAAGAATCGTCTATCAACAATGTCATCTGAAGTTGAAACGGAGAACGGTCATACCATTGAGTTGCTGCTACTGTTTTTGGACGGTCAACAACCTGCCATCCGCCCGAACCCTGAACTGGTCCATAGGTTGAGTCGCCCAAAAGGGCCGCAACAACAGACGGGGAAGAAGCGCCAGGAAGATAAAAATTCACCAACGTATTGGAACTTCCAGCAAGGTTTGATACCGGCTCAATATCCGTTGTTGTCGTAGGTGTTGATGACGTGGAAGAGTTAGACATTACTTAGTTCCCTTCAACGTGGACTTGCTAACCGCAGATATGATTCCAGGCAAACCGCCTGGGCCAAGCGCCGCAGAGAATGCTTTCTGCATTCCATTTGACGTAAGTCCCAATTCAACGTTTGCTGTCTTAAGTCCAGTTGTAACTGCTTGAGCAATATTGTTGGTATCCGCTTGTGTAAGTTTATTAGTTTTTGCAATGTTTTGAGCAGCAGTTTGATAAGCCTTTGCCTGGTCGGCAAGTTTTGCTGATGCTTCTTTCAATTCCTTGCTTGCCGCTTCACCTAACTTACCAGATGCTGCAATCTTTGCGTCAATCTTAGATTGAGCACCTGCTTCAATTGCGGCGCGAGTAAACGTTGCGTAACGTGCGCTCGCCATTCCGCCAGTCAGATTCTGGTCGTAGTTCATACCCAAAAGCGCAGCGGCGCGACCGGTCAAACGACGCTGAAGGCCAATTTCTTTTCTGGCGTTTACTGCGTTGTAATAACCTGGGTCAACCAATGGATTGTAGAGGGCACTCTTGTCGGCCCCAATCTTTGCGTTAATGTAACGGCTAATGTTTGCCATTTCATTTGGGCCACCCTTCCAAATAAGGGCTTTAAGCGCCGCTGTTTCGGCGGGTCCAAACTTACCAAGTTGTGAAACAGAGTTAAGGTTATTGGCGTTTAATTGACCACTTCTTGTTTGGTAAGCAAGCCACCATGCGGCGGTTTTATTTGCATTGATGTCGGCAAAGGTTTTGTTTGTGTATGCTTTGTTTCCCTTACCAGTTATGTTTGCCCAAGCAGCGGCGTTGCTCTTCTGTTCGCCACTGAGGTTTGCGTATTGATTACTTAGGAAGTTAAGGCGTTGAAAGTCTTTGGCCGATGCGGTTCCATTGGCAACCTTTTTTTGTAATCCTTGGATTTCTGCAAGGTCACCAAGCATTTGACTCTTTAAGTCACTGGGCTTAATAGGTCCCGTTGCAATTTTGGGCGTATAAGTGTTTTTGGCTCCACCGCCAAAAAGACCACCAAAGAATCCTGCAACGCCAGAAATAGCCTTACCAACAAGGGGCATAGCCATAGGCAGGAGCATGCTAGTAATAGCCATACCCATTGGTCCACCCATGAAACCAAGCCCCATTTCAGCAAGACCACCAATTCCAGTTTCACCAAAACCAGCAATTGCACTTGGCAAGAAACGCTTAAGTCCAGTAGCCGCTACCTCTTCGGTGTCCGATATTGCGGCCTTTCCAACGCTTTGCAACGCATCGCCCTGGATTCCCTTAATCTTGTTAAAACTTTCGTCAATTGCAAACTTAGCCTTTGAACTGTATCCCTTGCCAAATCCCTCTTCCTTTGAATAAAGGTCACGAAGAAGTTTCTTGGTTACAGGCTTGCCTTCGGAAAGGGCTTTCTTTTCAACGTCTGAAAGAGCGGTTTTTTCAAGGCCGCCACCGCCACCGCCAAACATTCCTTCTCGTGCGGTTATTGCAGTGTTTGTCTTAATGTCTTCAAGCAAAGAAAGTTGCTTTTGCTTGTTGTTCATGTAAACGTTTTTGAAGCCTTCGCCTCCGCCACCCAACTTCTTTGCTAGGTCGCGGAATACAGTATCTTTTGCAATGCCTTCAATGTCCTTACCGGCAATCTTTCCCCAAATCTTTGAAGTACCGGCATAACCAGCACCAAGAACGCCGTATGCGCCTTTGGCAAGACTTGCCAGTTTTCCGACTGTTGCAATACCGGCAAAAACACCAACCATTGAAACAAGGGGAATAAGAACAATTTTAAACCTAGCAAGGAGACCAACAACATCAGTAAGTATTTTGCCAAGTCTTAACGCGGGTGGCGTAAGGGCCTTACCAATGTTTACAAGGTCAGCCATGAAGGTTTGCTTCATCATATTGAACTGCGCTTGTGGCGTTGAAAGAGCCCTTTGAGTGTCTCTATTCAAAACCGCAATACTGGAGTTTTTTTGAATAGACGCATAAATACCGGCCAAAAGCGATGGGCTATTTATCATGGCGTCAATGGTGGCGGAACTCTTGGAACCACCAAAAGCCTTTGTAACGATAAGGTTTTCAAGAGTGTTTAACCAGGTAGTTCCACTCTTGCCTTCAAATCCTGCGGTACCCTCACCAAGTGTTTTAAGGTTTCCAGCGGCCCAGGCATCAATAACTGCCTTTGGAATGTCACCAACGCCCCAGTTTTCAAGAAGTGCGGTTGCTCCCGCAGCGCCAGTTGCGCCCTTGTACTTTACGTTAAATGCGGTAGGGTTGAAGCGACTAAGTGCCTGCTTAAGGTATTCGGAAACTGCAACAATTCCACCCTTACCAGCGAGCAATTGATTAATGTCTCCAGGTTGAATACCCAACATGGCAAGAGCCTTAGCACCTTGCGCACTTGGTGCCGTCATCATTGTCAACGCTGTTTTTACGTACTGACCAGCAGTTGAGCCAGGTGTACCCATTGCCGTAAGAAGGTCAATGAAAGAACCAAGAGATGCTGCTGAAACACCGTGAGCGGCTGCGGTTGGAAGCGCACCGCGACCAAGAGCAGAAATAATTTCAGATTGTTTAACGTCACCGGCACCAACGGTTGCGTTGATAAACGCTGCAATCGCCGCGGGGCTTGTTCCAACACCGGCAAGATTTGCGTTCATCATTGCGCCCATAACACGCGCTGATTGCTCCATTGGAGCGCCGCTAGCAACACCACCAAGAACGCCAAGAACCGCAACGCTCTTTGTCATCTTAGCAAGTTGATTATTTGTTGCCCCAAGACCACCGTGCAAACCTGCCGTAGCAGATGAAATGCGGTAGATGATGTTGGCTACGTCATTAAGACTTACACCAGTCTTCTTGGCCACATCAAGAGCCATGTTTGTCAGGAATGGGAGACTATTTGGTGCTCGACCAGCCTGAGTAATTGTCTGTGTAAGTTCTGCGTTAAACTTTGAATAGGTTTTTATTGCTTCGTAACCTATGCCGCCAATGGACAAAACGCCCCAGGTAGCGGCCTTAAGGATTCCAGGAGTAGCAATACCAGAGAGTTTGTTAAGGGTTCCATAGGACGCAGTTGTCGCTACGTTGTGTGCCTCTTGAGCAACACTTGATTCCTGAAGAACGACCTTTCGCTCTGCAAGAAGCCTGTTGTTTGCTTCAAGTTCAACGGCTTGGCTTTCTAAAGCCTTGGTGCTTTCTTCGGTAGTAACCGTTGCAACTTTTTGCTCTTCATTAGTGACGGCAAGAGACTTTCGGTATTCCGAAATAGCCTTAACCAGGTCTTGAAGGGTTACACCAAGGCTGTCCGCCGTCTTCTCGGCAGCAGCAAGGCTTTCATCAAACTTTTCCCCAGAGATGGCAGATTTGTCTAAAGAATCTACAACGTCAAGAATTGCGTCCGATAGGGTAATGAATACCTTAGAGGCTTCATCACCACCGGGCGCACTAATCGGTATTTCTACTGGGTCTACTGCCATAAGGTGCCTTTTGATAGAAAAAGCCGCTACCCACAAAGGAGTAGCGGCTTATCTTCCGCCTAATAACTTTTGTCTAGACGGTTGGTTGGTTAGAAGATTTTAGCAATTGTTTTAGCGACTTCAAAGCCAATTAATTCCGCAAGAACTTTTATTTCTTCTACTTTTTGTTCTGTTGATAGTTCAATTGCTTTTCTCATAAAAGCCATTGACATCAGGTAATCTTCTGAGCCCTGGTCTAAGACCTTGTTTGGGTCCATGCCAAGATTGATTGCATATCCCCCCGTTTCAACGTAAGGGTCTTTGCTCAGGGCTTCTAAAAAGTTTCGTCTGCCTCATTGTTGGCAATGTTGCTCCAACGGAACAACTTGTTTGCCGTTTCGATAAGGTCACCCTCGGTAAGGTAAAGTCCAATTACAGAGTCAGTAGCACGCTTGGCTTCAATGCCAAGAGCATCTGCAAGGTCTGTATCAAACTTTGTCCAGCGTCCGTGAGGGTCGTTGCTGCGAAGAGAGAGTTTGTTTTCAGTGTCGCCGTCAAAAACAGCGTAAATTCCTACGCATGAGTCATAAAGCATCTCTGCGTTTGCAACAAGAGAGAAGTCGGCGTTGCTATTCTTTCGACTCTCATTAGCGTACTTGGTGAGAGTGGAGTTAAGTTTTGTTGTAGATACTGGCTTGAAGCGGACGTAGATTTCCGGCTGCTCCCAGCGTGGCACCTTAATGTCCGTGTACAATTCATTTACGATTTGCTCACGGCGCTTCTTCAGGGAAACGAGGGGTGTCTGCTCCGCTTCTACAGCGACAACAGCACCCCCCGCTACCTGAGAGTTCACATCATTCCCGTCAGTGATATTAAAATCGACCATGTTTCCTCCTATGGCGTGTTAATTTTATTGTACTACTTTTTAGAAGTAATTTCCAGTTTGAGTTGCTGCGGCTGGGAATGACTGGCTAACCAGTGAACTTCCGCCAGGTGCAGCAGCAGCAGCGGCGTCAGCGACGGTCTCAACTGCAATGTCTACTTCCCACATACGAACGGCGTTGCTCATTGAGTCAGTTCCGCCGTCCTTAACAGCAGTAAGGCGACCGGTGTAAACACGTGGGGAACCCCAGGTGTTACCAGCGTCGTCAAGAGGCTGAATGTTGACGGTAACAAGGGTGTTACCAACAAGGGCGTGAAGGTCAGCAATGATTGCATTGTCAACCTGCGTGTTGTAAGCCTTGCTCAATGTCACGTCCGAGTAAGTAGGAAGCGACATGTAAGTAATTTCTGGGCCCATTCCGCCGGGACGGTGCTTGTTGACTGCGGCGGTGACATCTCCACCTGCAAACTTGTCAAAGTTAATCCACTGACCGTTTGAAAGTGTGGATGTCAAACCCGTTGGAGTCTGACCGATAATGAGCGTGGCAAGAAATTGCTGCTCAGAACCGAAAAAGTGAGTATTGGTATTAGTTGTTGACATTTAGGTTCTCCTTAAAAATTTATGATTATTGTGGGAGAGCAGCGTTAACTGCGTACTTAACCACGTTGATTGTCACGAACTCACCGAATGGAGACATCTTCAGGGAGACCTGAGCGTTAATCTGTCCAGCGGCGATTGTGGAAGGAGTGTTTACATTGCTTCCAGTGTTCACGACATAAGCAGAACCAGCGTTGATGCCGTAGAGGCTTCCGCGAGTCCAGTAAGACTGGCACTGTCCACCAAGTGCTCCGGCAAGTGCGCCGAAGATGTGTCCCTTGCCATCGATTTCCTGGAATACAAAGCCTTCGGCAATGAAGTCAAAGTCACGAACGACCTGCATACGGAAACGAACGTTGTTGAAGTAAATCCAGTTTGGGTCCAAAGCAAGTGAACGGAAACCGTAAATTGCAATAGCGTTTACATTTGGTACGTTGCGAACAACGTTTACACCAGCAGAGTTGAGGTTTCCACGGTCAGATGAGTTGTATGACTGAGATACGCCAGTTGCGTAACGCGAAGAACCGTACTGAATACCAGCGGCGGGAACGTTAGCGTCGTTACCTGAGTCGTTAACAGCAATGTTTGCAGCAACAAGAGCCGATGGTGGCACAACGCGGCTGAATACAATTCCGCTGTTGGAAGATGGGTTGGTGTTTACAACGCCAGGAACGTTAATCCAAGGGGCAAACAGGGCACCGTACGATGGGTCAGTGGCGCCCGCTTGAATAGCAGCAGCCTGAGTTTCAAGCGTTGAAGCCGAGGCGGTGTTTTGACCGTCAAGAATTGCAACGCGGTTGAAGGCAAGTGCGTGGTTAACAAGGTCAATCTGAGTGGTCGTGCTGGTGTTACCAGGGTATGAAACCTGTCCGGGACCGTACTTCTCTGTAATGTAAGCAAGTGTGGTGGCGGTGTCAGCGTCGCTTACCGCTGCGTCTGCACCTGAGGTAAGGTAAACAGAAGCCGTTGAGCCAGATGCAGGAAGAATTGTAGTTCCTGTAATAGCAGAAGCGGTGACCATCGACTGGTAGGCTGGAAGTGAGTTAATCCAGTTGATAACGTCAGTGTCGGTAGAAAGACCACCAACAGTAGCCATAAGGTTGCCGTTGTAGTTAATCTGTGCCGAGTAAAGGGTGCTTCCACCAGCGGTGTAACCGCTAATTGAAAGAATTACACCAGCGGCGCTAGAGTTGCTTGAGTTAGCCCAAGTACCCTTACCGTTAGCGGTGAGAAGGAACTTACCACCAGTTGTTCCTGAGGTTGCAGCGGCACCTGAGGAAGATGGCTGAACGCGAGTTACAAAAGCCTGAAGTCCACCTTCACGGAAGAAAACGTCAAGAGAGTCGTACAGCAATGTGCTGTCCATGTTTGTGAGTGAGTAGCGACCGGTAAGGCTTCCGTTAACAATCTGTCCAAACGCCTTTGTGAAGTCGTTCATTGACTGGATTGGTACTGGGATTCCTGCTGGGCCAGCGGCAACGCCAAGAACAAACCATGTACCGGTTGGGTTGTTGGCGCCGGAGTTTGATGAAGCGGCACTTACGTTAATGTAAGCACCTGGGGCCTGATTAGCCATTAGAGTTCTCCTGTTGGATTAGAGGAAACAGTTTCCTGATTCTTTGAGTTCTTTGTTTGTACTGCTGGTTTCTTTTCTTCGTCCTTGGGCTCAGTTGCCTTTACCTCATCGACGCTTAAAAAACCTTCTGAGATAAGACTCTCGATAAGCGGGGTGTCAATTACAGAGTAAGAAAACCCTGGTGACATTGGTTGGCCCTTGTCGTCATAAATGACGTGCTTGGCCTGTACTAAAACGTTTTTCTTGCTCATAATGATTCCTTTTCGAGTTCGACGTTAACGGTCTCAACTTCTACACCCGGTGTTGGCGGTTCAGTAGAAGGATTGGTAATTGCGCCAGTCGGAGCATATTGCGGACTTGGCACACCACCAAAAATGTTCATAACATTGGCAACCGTTACGACGAAGCGAACATGTGCAACACCGGTCGTTCGACCACTGCTGTGCTCACCTTCTAGATATTCCTCACCTTCCCATATAGTGCTTTGTGCAAAGCCACCAAGGTCGCGGTGTTGAATTATGCAGGCTCGCACGCAAGCGGCATAAGCCTGTGTTAGTGCTTCGGTTTCTTGCCAGTCTTTTGTACCGTAAACATAAACCATCGCTTCGACGGTAAATGAAGCACGAACATTGCTCTGGTAAACCTCTGGCATGTTTGTTGTTCCCGGAACACTAATAAGCACAGCAGCCTTAGCATTTCGAGGCAAAGTTCTAAAATCTGGGCGGTGCCTATATTCAAAAGGCACTTCCAATACTTCGCTTCCTAGATTGCGATTAAATTCAGCAATGTATGAAGGAAGCCAAAGTTGAAGCGTGTTATAAAACGCTTCCTGGACTGAGTGACCACCATAGAGAGGACCGTAGGCATCATCTAAATAAGACAGGTTCCAGTCTGTCCACCATTCGCGAACTGCCATGGTTATCTCCTTCTAGTCTTTACTGACCTAGCCATTGAGTTTTCCCCAAATGTGCTGTACTTTGGGGTCGCAACATATCCCTTTTCTTTTTGGTGAGACATTGTTGCACGCCTCTTAATATCACCACGGTCACGGCGTGCTTGGCGGCCTGCTTCTTCATCTCTAGGAGTGAAGTATTCTTTGTTGGATTTATTTGCCGCCTGTTCCTTGGGGGACATGACGTAGAATTCAATAATCTTTGCTGCGATTTTGTAGAACTCTGGAGTAATGGTTACGAACTCACGCTTCGGCATGTTGCCAGTGCCAGTTTGGTGATAAGCACCGTAGTTCCTACCGTGTGAGTAGGATTGTGGAGCCCTCTTGGATGGGTCAATTACAAGGTCGAGACCGCCATGTCCGAATGGACGCAGTTCCGGCATTGTTGCCGCCGCCGCTAAATAACCGTGGTTAAATAGGGGCTGGTTTTTAGAGTTACCACCCTTTGAGGCACGCTCACCAACTGTAGAGCCAGTTGGTTCATTTGGATACCCTGGGTGATACTGAGGGTCTGGGGCGGCCCACATGTCTGTGATGCCCCATTCGTAAGCAAAACCACCGTTCTTAAAACGAGTGGCCTCCATAAGGCTAAACTCGTCGGCAATGGTGTAAAGTGCAGGCTCAAGGTCCGCAAGTTTTTCACCAATGATTTTCATCTTGGCAGAAACTTGTTCAATTCGTTTTGATGTTGCTTTTACATCAACCTTGGCTAGTCTGGCCATTATCCACGGACCCAAGGAGCAATCAGATTATCAATCTGTTGGTCGATTTGGTCTAGGTTCATCTCACGGCGAGTCTGAGGTTCAAACTCAAGGATGATGAACTTGGCAGCCTGGAAAAGGCATGCACGGCGAAGTGAGGCGGGAATACCTTCGGTATAGCCACCATCGTATACAACCTGAATGCGTGAACCTTCAGGTGCAAACGTACCAAGGCGAATCCAAACGTGACCGTCAGTAACATCCGGACCGCGAATGCCACCGTGTTCAAAGTCAATAGGTTGGAAGTCACCGTAAGTACGGTAAATATTCATGGACTGAATGTTGTAAGTCCATAGTTCCGGGTAAGCCGGAGCGAACTGGTCAAGCCAAAAGTGGCGCACCAAAGTAGATGCACCTAACGCAATGGCTTGGGACATACCCAATGAACCATAAATGTCCATAGGCATGTCAGCATTGTTCCCGTATTCAGCGGGGTCAATACCAAACAACCGGTCTTGATAGATGTGTCCCGTAAAAGGGGCCAGACGACGACCGGTGCGGTCTTCCAAGTGAGCAGTTGCTTCAACCAAAATGTCCGCAAGGGTTGTTGGTTCAATATCAACTACTAACTCAGGATAGCGCTTAGAAAGGTCTTCAACGCTGGCAAGTGAAACGGGGTCTGTGTATTGTGACCCGTTATTTGCCATGGTTAATTACTCCTTTGTAGAACGGCGCTTAGTGGGTGAAGCAACTTCAATTGCTTCTGAGATGTCTTCTGAGGCAGTCTCGCTCTTTTCAGCGGCCTTTGGGGCTGCCTTCTTTGGAGCAACTTTTTCTTCTACCTTTTCAACTTCTGCTTCAACGGCCTTTTCGACCTTCTTTACTTCTTTTGTTACGGTGTAAAACAGTTCACCAGGGATTGAAAGAAGCGAGTGAGCCAAACGAGCAGGTACTTCAATCGCACCTTCGTCTCCGGCCTTTTCCCAGTTGTATCCTTCAGTGCCGCCTGGCTGATTTGCTGCTAGTAAAACCATGGTAAAACCTTTCATAAATTGAATCCAGCGCGGCGGGCGGGGGAGGAACGAGGGAACCCGCCCGCCACACTGAAACTTGACTACCTAATGATTAGTCAACTACAAACGATGGAGTGTAGTTCGTGTTGGTAGGAGTAATTCCGTTACCAGCAGTCTTGTCCAAAGCAGAAGCAACGTTGGCCAAACGACCAATGTACTTAGGTGCACGAACAGCAAGCGTAGTGTCCGCAACGAATGCGAATGGCAGGCTGTCAGGCGATGCTGTAGTTGGGTACACGTTGACAGGCTGCATCTCACGAACGAATGGACGTACGATGTAGTTGGGGTCACGTGACATGAGGTAGATGCTCTGCTCACCGTTTGAGGTAAGTGGGTTCAATCCGCTGTTGCTGTAAGCGTAAGCGGCAGGGTATGAAGCCTGTACGTTTGAACCGTTGTAAGCAATAAGAGTTGTACCGTTGTCAACAATCTTCGTGGTAGCCCAGACGTTGCCGGTGCTGTCCGTGAAGTTTGCGTCAACAATTCCGAGCAACGTGAACTGAGTGTTCGTTGGGGTTGAAACAGAAGCGCGGTATACCTTGTAGTGAGTTGGCTGTGAACCTTCTGGGCCGGTCGGCGTGCTGAACGAAAGCGTGCAAGCAGAGGTCGAAGGCGTGAGGGTTGAAGTCTTTGCAGCCTGGATTTCACCAAAGCGAGCAATAACAGGTGCAACTGCGTAGGTGTAGTTTCCGCTCAGAGTACCCGTACCCGTTGCAGCGCCAGTTACGGTGCCCATTTGGTTAGTACGAGGTGAAAGGAACGAAGTCTTAACGATTGGAACACCACGGTAGGTGGGAACAATCAAACCTGCGGCAATTTCAACTTCGTCAACAAAACGCTGTTGGTTGACGAGCAACTGTGACAGACGGCTGTTGGCGTTAGGTGACATGAGGAACATCCACTCAGAGTTCTCAACTGGCTCAGCAACGTTCGATTCAACGAGGTCGATGAGAAGGTCAAGTCCACCAAGGGTGAGGCTGTTGCCACCGAAGTTAATTGAGTTCTGGTCTACGCCGTCAACCCATGGGTTGTAAGCAGCGCCAGCCCAAGTCGAAGCACCACCGTAGTTGTCGATAGCACCGCCACCGATACCCTGTGAAGGGCCACCAGTAGAAGACGAGGTGAATGACGAGCAAATTACGTCAAGACCGTCGAACTGAGGGTAAGGTCCGTTAACCGTAGGTGCACCAGCACCCCAGATAATGGCAGTTTCCATGTCCCAGTAAAGACCGCGGGCAGCACCCTCGATTTCACGGGCGCGGAGGTCGCCAATCAGGTCTGCGGTAACAGCCTGTGAGTAACCAGTTACAGCACCAACGCTCTGGAGCAGACGAATCTGGAAGTTCTCCTGTGCGTAGTTTGATGTTGATACTGGACGTGCACCGCCGTCAGTGACGAATCCGCCCTGAGGAAGCGTTGTACGCTTGTTGAAGTAGTAAACTGTTGAGCCCCACTTGACCGTAGGCAGCGAGCGTACGAGCGGCGCATAGCGGCGCTGGTACTCAAGCAATACTGGGTCAATCTGCTTCTGTACGAGTGCGGCTGCACCCGCGGCAGTAAGGGCCTCTTCCAAATCGTTAGCCATTGCTAATTCTCCTTAATTATTTTTGGATAGGGGTTTATTTTTATTGCTTAGAAGCCGCGGTCGGCCTGAGCAAACTTGCTTTCAAAGAATGGGGTTGAGCCCCATGCTTGTACTTGAACCTTGCGGAATGCAGAAGAGTTCATCTCTGCAAGTGCGCGTGGGTCCAATTCCTCCGACTCTGACAAGTCAGAGGCGTCGTTTCCAGTTGAGCCACTGGTCAAGCCCTTACGGAAAGTGGTTCGGCCACCTCGGTAAGACTCAACAGCGTTCTTTGTGGCTTCGGCTACTGCGTCAGCGGCTGCCTTAGCGGCGGCCTCTGCAACAAGAGCCTGTACCTGCTCAAAAGTAAATGTGTTTTCGTTCACGGTGTTCTCCTGTGATTCGATAGATTCCTCGGCTGCAACTTCTTCGGCAGCAACTTCTTCGGCAGGGGCTTCAGCCTCTGCTTCTGGTGCTACCTCAGCGTCTGCGGCTTCTGGTTCGGTTGATTCGACTGGCGTCTTTGCAGCAACAATCATTGCGGCAAGAGCCTGAAGGTCTGCGTCACTCAGCGTACGAGTAGCAGCGGTTTCAAGCGTTGCCTCTTCAGCCGGAGTTTCTACAGCGGTGTTTTCGTCGGACACTTCTGTCTCCTTTTCTTCAGTTGGGGCATTGTCGCTTGACTCTGCCTGTGGTACGGGGTCCCCACAAGTGGGGCAATACATGGCGTCCTGTGGAGCAGAAGTTCCACAGTTGCCACATGTTCCAGCGTCTGCTGGGCTGCTAGGAACAATCGTTCCGCAGTTGTGGCAGAAGTTTGCGTCTTCAAGCATGGACGCTCCGCATTCGGAGCATTCCATGTTGTTGTCATCTGTCTTCATGTTTTCATCCTCTGGTCCCATGCCACCAGCATCGCCGGTTGCATCTACCTGTGACCAGTCAGGCTTAGAGAGGTAAATGTCGCCGTCGTCATCGGGGTCGATGGCGTGCATAGCGGCAATAGCACCAAATGCGATGCGGTTTGCGACGGTCTTAAGCAAGTGTGGGTCTTGCGTGTAACCAGTAATGTTGATTGAGTCTGCATCATTGTTCAATGATATTGAAGCATACGCTTCAAGTATTTCCTGGAAGTCGTTAGCAAGCGTTTCGTGCTCGCTAACAATGTTGATGCCAAACTTCTTTGCGGCTGACTTAATTCGCGACTTAATGCGAGAAAGTTGAGCGGCAGTGTAAAGGCTTGCGTTTTTGTCCTGGTTGATGTAAGACCAGGCTGCGCGGACGTGAGCAGCAGTGTTAATTGGGTAGCGCTTTTGCTTGTCCTTCTGGTAACCAGGGTCAGCGTAGGCTACGTCACCGTAAGGCTTCTTAGCGTCCTTTTCAAAGATTGAGTTGACCGCATCTTCTACAGCGGTTTCAACCGCATCACGAATAACGTCAGCGGCTTCGTAAGCAACCAACTCTTCGTCGCGAGATACAATCTCAACGTCATCTACAGATTCAAAAATAGCCAAGGCATTTCCCTTCGTGTATGACTCAGCCAGGGCGGCGTACTGAATCTCAGCACCCTCAACGCCAGGACTGTTTGTGAAGTCAATGCCGTGAATAGCAAGGTCGTCAGCAGTTGTTGCTTCCTCGCCATCAGTGTGGGTGATAGAACGAGGGTTTCCTCGCCATTCACCACGGATTGAAACTCCCTTAATGAACTTTCCAACAGTCAGGGCAGCAATGTCGCGTCCATAAGTCGTGTTGGGGATGTCGGCTTCAAATGAGGCAGAGCCATCATTGTTAAGCCAAACGTCCTTGATGTTGCCAACTGTTGAGAGGGCATCATCCTTAAAAGCCGCGCCATGGCTTGTGGCCATGTTGATTGGCATACCTTCACCTGAGGAAAGTTGCTGCTTCATGCGCTCTACGGCCTTTGCAATGTTTCCGCGAGTGTAAAGACGGCGGTTCTTTGAAAGTCCGGGCTTTAGAAAAACGCCACGAATAGTGGCTGCCTTAGTAGAGGCCATTGTTTTCTCCTGGGATTCTTTTGCGTCTAGTTTTTTAATAATTCCATTAACCCAAGAACGACCGGCATCTCCACCCCAGCCCAGCCAAGCAATGTAGCCAGCAGAAGGGTTTGACGCGTTTGCCCAATCCTTGCCCTTTTTGTCAACTTCGTGACGAGCAAAGTATGAGTGCATTCTCTTAATGGTATCGACAGAGATGTTCTTACCGTTAGAAAGGTCTCTTGCACGCGCAACGCCAACGGCTGTCATGCCTCGCTTAAACTCCTTGCGAAGTTCAAGGGAGCGAGCAGCGTTCTTTCGAACTTGTTCTGGTGGTGAAAAACTGTCTGCCATAATTAATCTTTATCTTGGCGTGTAAAAACGCCCGTGACGCTTCCAATGTTTAACGTGAGTAAAACGCTTAGAGCGAATTTTCGAACGCTTTTTGAAAGCGGGTCTAGTGGCCTTACCCCAAGCAGTTCTTTCATAAAAACGGCCAGGTGCAAGTTCACCTCGAAACTTTTTAAATTTTCCAGAAACGCTTGGTTTCTTTAGCGTTACCTTTTTGTGGTAACCAATCCATCTAACTCCACGTGCGTGTTGTTTAATGGAAGCAATTTCAGACATGCGATACAGGCGATTACGTGCTGCATCACCTCTTGACTTCATCGTGCTTTTAGCAAAAGCATGGTATGTCGCTGATTTTGTGCGTCTGAACTCACCTCTAGCCATTCGGGCTTTAGTAAGGTTCGCTCTTTCTGCCGCCAACTGTGCAGCCGTCTGTTGTCCAGATGGGTGCTTGGCGTGCATGGCATAAGCGCCTGCTTGTCCAAGCCAGTTGCCCATTTTAACCTACTTCTTTTGAAACCAATGCTGCCGCTTTTGCGGCGGTAAGACCAAGAAATGGATAAACCGGTTGTCCTTCGCTGTAGAAATCCATACCGTTAATGTTTATAGGTTCTTGGCCTTCGTTGTTTTCGTTTTCATCGGGCATCTTATTCCTCTACGGATTCTGATACTGATTCGGTTCCCGAAGGCGCTTTAGGAGCGGATAACGGTGAAGACGTTTGACCTGGCTTCTTTGCGCCGGTAGAAGTCTTGCTTGACTTATCCTTAGGAGACCTAGTTGTCCTTCCACTGACGTTAGAGCCAGGGTTGGTCGTAGGCGCTACTGGAGCGTTCTTTGTCTTTGCGGCTGGTGCCTTTACGGCGTCGTCGCCAGTATTGACTTGTTCCATTGTGGA